ACTTGCACCTGCCATGCAGTACCAGTTGCAAAAGCTGTACTCACTTCTATCCATATTTCATTGCCAACACCAAATACAGTTCCGCTACCAGGATAATCCGGACACCTGCCACTAATTGCTGGCTGAGATGAAAGTGAAGTTGTGCCGGCTGTAAAAGCATAAGCGCCAGCTTTAAAAAGCATATCGCATATTTCCAACCTGCATGCTACTGTGCTGTAGTATTCCACTTTACTTAAATACCCTACGCCGGTACTAAAATTTATTATAGGACACCCTGCGGTTGCATCAGTTGGTACAACTCCTGCTGATGTGCTAGTCCCGGCCAATGTTCCTGCACCAGGTTGTCCAGCCAAATCAAATATTGAAAATGGTATCAAGGCAACGCTTGTACGCGTTGCCGTTTTAACCAATTGAACTCTTTGCTTTGATGCACCGATATAATCGTTCTCTGAAGCGATTGACATAACATAATTATTTGGTGATGAATTAAAGTGATGCAGTGAACGATACGTTCAATGTATCAGTGTTTGCAACCACTTTATCGCCACCGGTGAACAGTCCAGCAGAATATAATGTTCCACTAGTATTATCCACTGTCGCAGAAGCACCAGAACCAAATACCATAAAGCAACCTTTAACTGTACCGGAGCCGGTAATGGAAAATGACAACGCAGCTGAAAGTGATTTACTTCCACCACTTGCTGAACTCCAGGCTGCAGTTTTCCTGCTACCGGAATATATGGGTGCATTGGCATTACCTGCTTCCAGCCAGCCGGCATGTGATGTCATCGTATCGGCAGCATTCACAGCACTATAGCTTGTAGAGCTGATCAAGCCAATGTACGGCCCTGTAACACTGTAAGAAGATCCTGCTAAAAAGGAATCTAACGCAAGATTTTTTCCAACGGTTGCAATAAGATTTTCAATGTCATCTCTCCATTTCAGCTTGCCATCTTTATCGTAGCATTCAACTACATAATGACCATGCGCTTCGGCTTTTTCAGTATGGCCGGAATTTCGTATTACTGTAGCGCCGCTATGCGCTTGTGCATTTGCTTTTTCAGTGCTCATGTTGATAATTTTAAAAGTTTATAGTAAATTATTTATTTACTTTTTAGGTATAAAAAAATAGCTGATGTTATTCCTGCACTGGCCAGCGTTGTAAACACTGTTTTTCTTTTCTGTCGCCGATAAAGTTTATTCTGCGTATTCATTTCCTTAGTAGCCATATCTCTTTGTGATATAAGGTTGGCCACTTCAGTTTTATATGTGTCGATAACATGCTGAACAGCTGTGTCCTTTTCAGCATATCCTTTAATGGCAGCCTGTAAAAAACCGATGCGTTGGTTTAATGAATCCACTTTTTGATTCAACAACACAACAAGTTGTGCATTGATCTTTCCAACTTCAATAAGCTTAGCAGCTGCTTGCAGTTTGGAATTTTTTATGGGCGTATAGTCGTCAGTAGTCGTTGGTTGGTTCGTCTGGCAGGTTGTTGTAATACTGCTGAAGCTCAGCACTGCCATAAGAATCAAAAACTTTAGTTTTAGATTGAACATAAGTTTTGTTTGTAAGCTTATCAATTTGGTTATTAATAATGAGAATGCTTTGTTGCAATGCTGAATCCTTTTGCATTACACTTTTAATTTGCTCATCCTTTTTTTCTATTTCAACTTGCCATACATTCCTTTCCTGGATTACCTGCTGCCGGGCCTCTTCTTTCAATTCTATTTTTTGTTTTGTCAGTTCCATGGAATGGTCCTTTCTTATCCCATCAATAAAAAAGTAAAGGCAAAGAGCAGTAACAAGAAAAAACCCTATTACTACCAATGGGTATTTATGCTGTTGTATCCAGTTGAACGCTTTCATTTTGTTAGAATATAAGTGGTGATGAATACAGAAAATCCGACCAGCTTGATAACAATATGCTGCCACAATTTTAAACCCTGCAGAAAGTTATCAGCCTTTGCATCGTCTTTATCATTGCTGCCGGTAAACCACCAATTGAATCCCCGTAGCTTGTTGTAAATACCATCAAAGAAGATCCAGATAAAAAAAGCAATCATCAATGCAGATAAAGGAGCAGCTGCTAGCCATACCAACTTGCTTTCAATTGTAAAAATCACAATTGATGGAAGGCAAGCTGCAGCCATCACAATCCATTCTTTTGTGTGCTGCACTGGTTTTGCATGTAACCATAGCCGGTAATTTAATATCAGCTTTATGGCCAAAACAAGGATGGGTAATATAATTGCTATGGTGATCATTTTACCGCAGCGTTTTGCATGAGGTTATTGTTAAAGCAGGAATCCAAAATGTATTTTCGTCCTACTTTTTCCAAATAAGATTTCTCCACAACCTTATCATTATTTAACCAACAGGCTGTTGGCTTGGATCTCCAAGCTGCAATAGAAAATATTAAACCAATAATCCATACCCATGGATTGTAAGTAAGTTTATTCATACCGCACAATACCAGGTATGCAGCTACCGCAATAAATAAAATAATTGCGATCACTGTCCAACCCTTTTGCCCTGTAAGATTTGTATAGTGTACAGCTTCCGAATAAGTGGGAGAAACAGTTACAGTTTCCTGTGCAAAGGAGATTGCTGATACAAAGAGAAATGTCAATAGAGAAAGTAATTTTTTCATAAAAATGTGTTTTGTGTGATTAAATAATTATTGTTTGTCAGCTTCTTCAGCTGGTTTTTTAGGCTCTTCTTCTTTTGCCGGTGGATTGCCACGTACCAGTGTTATTATTTGAGGTACGGTCGCAACACCACTTATGACAGCTATAAAAACAAGTATAGCCTGCAGAGTGCCGGGAAAGTATTGTGGGTATTTAACTGTCGCAAACGTACACATGAAGCATACAACAGCACTGCAGGTTACTGCTATCCATCTTTTGTGGCTGATTTTGCCTTCATCAGAAAGCATTGAATTAAAAAAGTTTTCTTTCATAAAATTATTTTTGCATTTTTAAATTATCCATTGTAATCCTGAGACTTTCCAAACTTTTCTCCAAAATAGACATCCGTAAATCGTTGTACCTTTTTTCGTAAACGTTATCATTTTTTATTGTCTCAATCTGAGCGGATATTTTTGCACACCATGAAACAGTAGTGATGACGATAGTGGAAGTAGCCAATATTACTGTTATAATATTTTTTATGTTTAATCCTCTTAGTTCTTTTTTTTCAATGTCTGTCATGGTATGCATTTTTGTTTTCTTAGGTAATTTATGGTTGTCTTCTTGCTATTGCTATCTTTTATAAATTTTAGCTGACCGAATTATATTGAATGAATAACTTGATAAAGTTGTATTGTCTGTTGCCACAACACTGCTCACCTGTATAGAATAAAGTGCATCCAGCGTGAACGTGGTTTTGGAAACCACAGATATTTTATTTCCACTGATAGCAACAGTTGCAGAAATAGTTGTGGTTCCTTTTTTAAGCTTTATGGTAGCGCTTTTAATTGGCTTGTTGAATGTAATTGATATGGCTGATGGATCAACGCCGTTAATACTATCCAAAGGGTTTGTGGCCGTAACTTGTAAAGGCTCAAGAGTTGGCGGCGGTGGTGGAATGATCACTCCTCCTCCACCTGTATAGCCAATTGCTTTACCATCCGAACCTGCAGTGAGCAAAGGAGAATTGGAAGAAGGTACATAATTCACTATGTCAATAAATAATGGCGCCACAGAAATATTATTTCCAATGACGTAGTTTGTGGGTGTATTACTCCACTGTGGTGTACTGTTATAAGTAATGCCCTGGGTATTATTATTTGTAAACGCAATTGAATCCGGTCGAACAGATCCACCGGCTTTGAAAACATTGCTTGTAATATTTTCAAAATGGTTATTCCTTACAGATACATTTTTTATAGCGCCGCTATTACATTCACCAAGGCCTACGCCATCATTCATATTATTAGATGCCATACCGCCAAATGTATTGTTGTGAATTTTAAGAACATCAATTGTATATGCATTGGTACCCACACCAAAACCACCTATAAAAGCTCCAACACCAGACTTGGATAATCCAAAACCAGCAAAAAGGTTTTTCTCAATTTCGATGTCCTTTATTATCGCATTAGCCCTGGTATAAAAAACCACACCAGTAGAAAGGTTTCTGAAAATATTATTCTTCACCCATAAACCTTCAATGCCATATTCTACAATTATCCCATCCTCAGTAAATTGATTAAATGCCGGAGCTGCAATTGTGTTGTCATGAATGTAAATGGAGTACAGATAACTGCCTTTTGTTTGAAAATTAAAATCAAGTGCACCTTGTATAGTGTTGCCATAAATTTCCATCCCAGATTGGTTAAATAATTCCAAACAGAAATCGTATCCATTACCATCAAAAGGAGCTTTGATAATTGTATTATTATAAATTTTTACACCTTTCAACCAACCTTCATTAAAATATTTAATGGGCCAGCCAATATAACTTGCCGTTCTTAGTGGTTGTGTGATAGTGTTGTTATATACAAGCATTCCATCTTGACCGCCAATTCCTAAGCAACCAGTACCATATCCGGAAAAATGGCTACAATTAGTAACAATATTATCATGGAAAGAATTACCTGTTGCATAGATACCAGGTGCAGCACCGGTGTAACCAAGTGTACCGCTGATAATGATTCCTTCTTCTTTAAAGTCAACAACTGTGCAGTGGTGCATAGAAACATTACTGCGGCCCTGTATTTGGATTCCTCGTGGGCTTGCCATATTTCTTCCATCAAATTTCAAATATGAAATAGATTGGTTGCCGTTAGTTCCTTCTGGCGAATCAAGAACCAAAGCGCCCTGGAAACTCCATGGCCAGGTGCATTGTATAACTGATGTAACACCATCGCCCTCAAGGCTAACACCAGGCTTTAAAAAGCATTGTACAGTTTCAAGATAAGTGCCGGCTGTTACGTGTATGATATCACCCGGAGTAGCAACAGTAGATGTAGCTTTCGCTAATGTACGCCATGGGCTTGCAAATGTACCTGAGCCCGATGCATCATTACCGGTCAAGGAAATAAAATACGTTGATGCATGAACAGTGCATGCAATAAAAAATGTCAGTAGTGTTAATAATTTTTTCATAATTGAAATTTTTATGGGCAGTTCAAAAAGCCTGCTCCGTATAGTGAATTTGATTTGATTGCATTTCCTTTAAGTAAATTGAGTGCTTGAAACGGATTCATATTGTGCTCCTGCATGATACAAGCCAATGCTGCCATTACGTAGGGTGCTGCATAAGAACTTCCGTTTCCTAATCCAGTTCCAGCATCACCTCCAACAGGAACATTTTGTCCTGGTGCCACAATAGTAATCCCATGGCCACCCGAAGGAACTTGTAATGATGAAGAAGGATCAATAATAAAATTTGGTCCACAATAGCCAACCGCTACCGTTCCAAAGCAAGATGCTGGCATTGATACGTCAGCAGCATTACCGCTATTACCACCAGCAACTATTGGTAAGCAGCCGGCACTAATTAAAGAATCGATTGCTGATTGAATAACTGATCTTGTTCCACTAAGCTGAAACGACATGTTTACAAGTTGTAATTGATTAGCGATGGCATCACTAACGCCAGCTAAAAAAAGTGTTTCATCCATCATTCCAATATCAGTTATACATTTTATCATCCGAAAATTGCTATTCGGTATAGTACCCCAAACTGCACTTTTACACATATAACTTACATGAGTACCATGGCCAACTACATCAGCATAAGACGAATCACCTGAAGTATAATTTATGCCACTATTAATTGTGCAAGTACCAGATGGATTAAATCCTGAATCTATGGCACCAACTTTAATATTTTTACCAGTAATATTTTTGTTATCGTACTTATCAAATCCCATTTCTTCAAATGGATATTTTCCTAAAGTGGGTTGAAACACGCTGGCGCCATTCCATTTCCCAATGATAGCCGGTTGTGGTTTACTCTCTGTAATTTCAACACCGGCATTCTTAAAAGCTAACTCTTCTGCAGGTGTCAAGCAAATAGCAACAAAATCCAAATTGTGATAATCCAGGTTATCCGTATTTGTAATAATTGCATCACTTCCCATCATGTCAACAGCATTCTTATAATTGCGGTCAGATATTAAGTGCAAATCTTTTTTATGTATAATAAACCTCTTCATTAGTTTGCCGGAGTTTTAGTTACAATTAAATATTGTTGTCCTAATACATTTGTTCCAGTTGCCAATCCAGTTGCTTTTAATTCCACAGTAGTTATAGGAAAACCTGTATATAGAACGCTAGTGAATGCACTTCCAAATGTTGAAGCATCACTAACCATTTGAGATGAAACATACCAGTATGAACCAGTTTTAACTATCTTTCCTGTTATACTAACATATTTACTTGGTGGTGTAGAAACAGCACCTGTTGTAAATACTGTTGAACCTCCAAACAATATTTCAATTGTTCTGTTTGTTGTTGTTGAATTAGTAAAAAATGACATTGAAAAATTAACACAATCACCATCAGTAACCCAATTAGTTAGTGGAATATCATAATGTAAGAGATCAGTTGTTGAACCACTAACATTTGATGCACCAGAAACATCACTATGAATTGTTTGTGTATATTTTCCTGCAGCTAATCTTGCATTTACCATACTATCTATAAATCCATAGTCGGGAATCGCTCTTGCAGTAATTGCAGCCCCACGGTTAGCTGTATATTTGAAAACTCCATCTCTAGTAATAAATGCCTTTGCACTATCAAGATCAGTTCCAAAATAAACTGTGTCTTTTGAAACTATTTTTACAACACGCCCAATTTCAAAATAAGATGCTGAGTCTCCATTATTTTTATCCTTATAATAAATTTGAATCCTGGAGCCACTCTCCATATTTATACCACAAGTCCAAGTACTATCATAATTATTTAAGTCAGTAGTCTTGGCAAAATCATAGATAAACCCATAATTTGACATTACCTGGCTAATCCTCATTCGTCCTGTATTTATAAAGTATAAATTTTTAAAATTGTTATCGTAATACCTTGTGCCAGAAGAAATATTTGTCAGATCATTATTACCCAGGTTCAATGTCGTTACATTTGAACTAAGGATTTTCATCAATGTATCCCCATGCATCACCATTATGTAATCAGGTAATGTTGTAGTAGTTGCAATGTTTGGATAACGTGCATAAGACATATTATCTACAACTACATATTGAGTTGTTGTTGTAATACGTTTATTTGAAAAAGTGTTTGTATAAAGTTTGATATCTGAAACGTCAATAGCGGTTGCATTTATCAAAGTATCCAAGTTCATACTCGAATGAATAAGCGAATTATATCTAATCTGTCCAGTATTTAGGGAATCGAAACTTATATTGCTTACCAGAAGATAATTGTTATTGATGCTTGATTTGAAAATATTATTACTATTTATGGCACTATTTCCATACATAGAATTGCTAATTATTGAAGCAGCACTAAAACTTGTTTTATTCAGAATATTATTATTTATGGTCCCAGCATACATTATATTAAAACTAATGTTACAGTTTGATGTAAGAAATTTATTTGCTGAAATAATTGTACCATTCGAAGAGGCATCTCCTAACATCTTATTATCGATAATATTCCCTGCTCCATAAAATAAATTGTTATCGATAGATCCTCCACCCGTAATCCTATTTTGATTTATAACTGCGGTTGCCCCGCTATTTGTCGAAATTGCGGAAGTTTGTTCTATGGTATTCAGGTACACAGTGGAAGCACCTGCAAGAATATTTGATTGAAAATTACCTGCAGTAATTCTATTATCATATACAGCTGTTGTACCAAGAAGTATATTATTTTTAAAATTTGATACCCCAACAATAAAATTGTTATAAAAATATCCGCCCCGGAAATCTATAGTCTCACAGTAGGAATTATCAATCCAGTTATTACCCATACCCTTTTGAGAAGCGAATGCATTTCCCCATTGGAAAACTGCGATCGGGTGAAAGGATGGTGAAAAACCAGTGAGATTATTTTTAGTACAAACTACCGTGTTATTACCTTGTACCTCATGACGCTTAACAATGAAATCATTGCTATAATCATAATCTACATTGTCAATAGCGATGTTGTAATTTGATGTATCATAAGCATTTTTAAGCCAGTTGGTACCATCAAGTGTTGTAACATTAGTAGCGGTTCCCACAGCTCCGGTAAGATTTGTCCAGGAATATCCACCCCAAATAGTTTTAGATGCAGCAGTATAGGATTTAATGGCGATACCTGAAACAGTAAGAGTTGCTCCGGTTACATTTCCGGTAACAGATGTTACCCCACTTGTCCATGTACCGGTAAGCGGGATAAAGAACCCTGTTTGCGGAACACCTACCAGCTGTCCTGTCGCTCCATTGTTTGCGGTTATCAACTCACCTGCATTAAACATACCTGTCATGGTTCCGGCAGTCCAGGTACTGTATGGATTCCAAATTCCAAATCCAGCCGTTGCTTGATTGTATTTTGGATTATAAAAAACTCCCCAACCAATCTGAGAGAATTTATAATTACTAACAGCCATTAATATAAGCGTTGTGCCTGAGCTGGTACCATCATTATAAAGTGAAGAATGTGTACCGGAGATTTTATAAAAGTATCCTTTCTTTAACTGGCTGTATTTTATTAGTGTATCAGCCTGCGGTTTCGTTATGGAAATAAGTGCAGAATCAATATTGCTAACATTTATGTTTGGAAAAGTACCGCTAACGTTAATACCTGCGCCACCTGTCAAATTTAATTGCTGAAATCTTCTTGCCGTATCTACAAAATCAATTGCCTGCAATATCTTGTCCAATGCAGTATTTACTTTTACAGCAGTAATTTGTTTTGTAGCGTTAGTAACGATATTTGCGTTATTGTAATTTTTCGCATCAGTGATTTTTGTACTCAGCTGTGCGCTGCCGGCAAATGCCATCAGCATAAAATACAGTATTGAAATTATTTTCTTCATAAAAATTATATGTTAAAGTCATCATTAAAGTCATCATTAAATTCTCCCATGTCAGGCATCGGTAATGGATTTCCATAAACCTGATTTGGGAGTGGGCCATTATGTTTTACAAGAATAAAACTGAATAGCCCGGTGTCTCCAATCAAGTATCCGACATTGTTATTATCTAAAGAGCTGTTCCAAATTCCGATGTATTGATCCTTGTTCAGTGCGATGCCAATTGATACCAGGTTAACATCGAAAACTTCTACAGGATAATAACCCGGGTCCAAAAGATCAGTGGTAAGCATCCTTAAGCTTTTTCGCAATACATCACAAAAGCAGGTATCTCTTCCATTGGCTATATTTAATTCTAATATCATTCTTCACGCCATTTATCATTTTTTCTTTTATCATAAAGGCCATGGATCCAGCCGCTTTTTCTGCTAATACTTACGCCGTCATCTTTTTTGCAATCGCATTGTTTGCATGTGTACAATGGGAAATGAGCTTTATTATCACAAATCCACTCATGCATAGCAGCAATCAAAGGATCTATTCTATCCTGCATAATTTTATCCATTTTCCACTGTATCGTTTTCAAATCAACAGATGAACTTCCTTGTCCATCTCCCTGAAAGGTTATTGTCTTAGGATTATTCTGCATTTCTCCAGATGAAGTGAACCGGCTGTAATTTGTTGGTGAGGCAGTATAAACAACACATTCAGCAATTAACTTCCATAAATGTTCATTCCACAATTCCACATACCAGGAGTCATCAACTAATTCAATTGCATTTATTAAATCGCCTTCATTCAATTCAACCACTTCTGCTTCCGCCAAACTTTCGTTAACTAATCCCTGCAGATAATCAAGATTGATATCAGTAACAACAATATTTTTCTTTTCTCTAAAATCATAATACAGTTGTTTGCATATTGATGGCTTGATAAATCTTTCCTCTGCGATTTGAATGGCAGACAAAAGATTGCGAGGATCTACTGACTGGTCAGTCGGGGCAAGCGCAATAACCTCATCTGTGGTTATTAAACATTTCCTATGCAAAAGATTTAGTCTGTACATTTTTTATTGAATTATTTATTCTTTACCTCCATCACCCGGATTTCCTTTATTACCACCTCCAGTGTTTGCTGTCTTTTTACCACCACCCATTTCGCTTAGGTATTTATCTCCATTCTTTTCATCCGGAGGCATACCGGCAAGTTCCCTGGCTTCACTAACTTTCATAAACGTTGTGGGATCAATATCACCCATGAAACTGAATGGCATTGATGATTGGAATGTGAACTCATATTTCAAAATTTCCTTCTTACCAGTTACATCCGCATAAATATTCATTATCGGTATAATGATCTTATCGATAATTTTTTTTCTTAGTGGGTTGAGTAAAACAGCTTCTTTAATATCGTAGATGGCCCTTACATAACCACTACCAACCCCGAGGCTTGATCGTGCCTGGTGGATACCAGCTAACAATGCATCCCATCCGTTAGCAGCAACAATTTTTTGTTCTATCCTTTGATCAAGTTCAATGTAGCTGCCATCCTTTTTTGTTTCATAAGGAATGTATTCTACATCGGCCAAGCCACTTTCACTGCTGATAACTGAAATACGGCCAGCTTTACCGGTACCAACATGAGACATCAATATTTCCTTTGCATTCTTTTGTGCTTCTTCGGTTGTCATCGATGATTTGAAAATCAGCATGCCACCCAATACCATATTGTTTTCAAACTCATCAATATTATACTGTGCAGATTTTCCTTCCAGCACCTGGTAACGCAGGCCGGCAATGGAAGCCGGTAACCCGTAATAATCCACACCGTTAACTTCATTCTTTAAATGCAGCATAGTACTCTTGGTACCATCGCCATTATCCAACCAGCATTTATTTTTATCCAGCGGGTTATCGCTATAAAGAGGAATAACACGGCTATCCTTTAAATCAATGGCCCGGAATCCTTTACGTGCAAGCAGTTTGCTTATGATCACATGAGTTACATCTTCGGAATCTTCTTCTGGCCATTTAAACCTGCAATATTGCATAGCATGCAGGTAGATCTTAATAAACTTTTTCTTATTTATTTCTCCCTGCAGCACTTCAATAAACTGGTTGCCATAAGTTCTTTCCCCATCAACGATATCACGCAGCACATCATCGAAGGACTGCTGTTCATTATTTACTTTCTTTAACCAGGTTGTATAATCAGCATCAGGCTTTGCATTGTCAACGACAGACATGCCTTTACCAACAACACTCTGAGATATTGTTGAAATGCAAATATTTTGTGTAGTGGAAGTGAGACGGGCTTCTAATAATAGCTGGGCCATGTTATCATCACGGCCGATGAATGGAATATATTTTTTTGCACCTTTGGCTGAGGAAACTGTATAAAAAGAATTGCCCCCATACTGAATTGGTATAGGGTTTTCGGGGTCTAACTTAATTGAGTTTTCAATCTTAAGCCTAACCTCGAATTGAGTTTTCGGAATGCTATCTTTTTCAGGCATGAGTTACTCATCAGTAGTTTTATTTTTTTCTGCTTGTTTTTCTAAAAAGGCATTTTCCTTAGTCTCCTCAACTTCTTTGTCAGTTACTTCTTCAAACAGATCAAGTATGTGTTTTATGTTATGATGACTTGCATCTGCATAAAGCAAATGCAAGTCATTCCTTTGGCCCAATGGCTTTGCACTATTGTTAAACCCGAACACAATGTTTTCATGTCCGGGCTTAACTTTAATGGTGTTTTTTTTGTTCTCCATAGGGAAATTATTTTATGGCATGAAACCTTGCAATGCTACGATACCGCCTGTGAATTCATAAGCAGGCCTTAAGTATTCGCCTTTTATTGAAAGGTTCTGGCCGTTGAAATCAGTAAATTTCTTTCCGGTTGAAATTTTTGAACCGTCCTGTTTTAAACGGAATCTCTGGATCAGTGCACCACCGACATATTTTTCACCGGCAACAAATATTTTTCCATCGTTCTGGCGCCAGATAAACACCAGCTGGCAGCAATAAGAAGCCGCGTCGATCTTCTTATTGAAGTTGGTCATAGCCTGACAGAACGAAGCCATATTTGCCTGGATATCGTAAGCCCATGCAGAAGATCCACTTGGGTTTGATTGAGTTATATCTACGCTGATAGTATCTTCCAAAGAATCTATTGGGTAGAAATAAGCGCCACCGGCAGCTGTCGCGGCCGCGGGAGTGATCACCACTGTTGGTGCGGAAGTATAACCAGTACCTGGAGCAGTAACGGTAATTGCAGTAATAACGCCACCAACAACTGTCGCTGTCGCTGTTGCGCCAGTACCTGCTCCGGTAAATGAAATGGTAACACCTGAAGTGTAACCGGTACCACCAGCCGTAACTGTTACTCCAGTAACAGCACCACTGGCTACGGCAGAAGTTGCAGTGGCACCGCTACCCAATACCCTTCTGGCTACAGTAGAATAACCCACTGCTTCACCATCGGCACCGGGTGTACCTTCGGTAAAATCCCAGTCGTTGGCATCGCCAACTAATAAAATATCGCAACCACCTGTGGTAACAACACAGGGTTTAGTATATCCTTTTACTATACAACCAAGCATGGCTTAAAAATTTAAAAGTTATTTAATTAGTAAATAAATAATTTACTTTTTAATTAAAACGAAGTCATTCCAAATACAATGTGCTGTGGTGCGGCAATCTCAGTACCTGCCTTCAAATGGATTTGGCGTTTCCAGATGTTGTCATCATCGCTCCACCACATCCTGATCGCTTCATTGCGTTTAGGGCCACCACCATATTTGCTATCAGCAGCATAAAGGAAGTTTCCTTTAAGTGTAAGAATACAAGCATGTGCAGCAGTACCTGCATTTAATGCAGCGAGTACTCCATCCCATTTTTTCACACGCACTTCAATACCTTTTTTGAACAGCATTGGCCGGCCGGTCATACGTTCCATAAGAACAGTAACGCCGCTGGTAACTACATATTCATGGTAAGCTTCAGCCAAATCCTGGTCAACATAAAAAGCCTTATCAGCTTTATCAAAGAATTTCAAGATGCCATCCTGTTTATCGAATGCACTTTGCAATGCTGCATTAGCCTGTGATGGCGTTAATGTACCGGAAGGAATGGTGAATGTTTGGCCAGCGGGGATTGTACCTGCAGCAACATATCTTGCGATCTGCGTAAATACACCATCAAACCTGTTCCAGCTCCAGATGCCGTTTACATCAGAAGTCCTGCTGATATCACCAAAGTATTTATTGGTATAAATATCAGTGGCCACACCTTTTTCGATGAATGGCATTACATTTTCGAAGAAAGCATCAAAGTTTTGTTGCTCGTAATCTTCGAATGCGCCTTGGTAAAATTCTTCCTGGCAATCTTCGGTTGCTGCATATAGCTTTTCTGTTTTGATCAGCCTTGCACCCAAACGGCCCACAGGAGAATATATCAATTTACAGGTCGCGTCCCTGCGTTTTAAAATGTTTTGGCCGCCAAACAAATCCATGATTGGCCTGGACACTACTACGTCGTCCATGATCTGCCAATCGCCTTCTTCGTCAGAAGGAATGGTAACCTGGCCGGTTTCTGAATCAATTACATCTCCAAACTGGGGCATAATGATCAGCTCGTGCATTGCCTTTGGCTCAACTCTGAATGGTGTTAATTGTAACATTTATATAAAATTTAAAAAGGTTAATAATTATTTTTCCATGTTTACGTTACCGGAATTAAACGTGTTGGATATGTTGAAAGCAGATCCATCTTTCACCAATCCAAGCAGACTCACCGCTTTAATGCTCATCGCATACCCACGTTCAGGATTCAATGTTGAAATATCAACATTCACGTAGTTGATGTCGGGAGATGCTGTTGCAGGCACATTGCCAGCCACTTTTGTTTTGTAACGATCATAGATTTCAACAGCTACAATTTTACGGCTGTCACCAGCAGGATATGTAGTGTTATCTGTAACCGTGATACAGTTTTTTGTACCTCCGAAGTTTACTGTAACCGCAGTAACGCCACCACCGCCAATTGTAGCGGTTGCTCTTGCACCACCTACACCACCGATTACTACAGTTGGAGCGGTTGTGTAACCTGTACCAGCGGCAGTAACATTTATCGCTGTTACTTTACCGTTAGTTAAAACAGCGGTTGCAGTAGCACCAGAACCACCGCCTCCAGTAAAGGAAACAGCCGGAACAGATGTTCCATAACCAATGGTATCAAGAACGAATGCAATAGACGCTGTTAATAAGTTTGCAGCTCTTTGTGGGTAGTTTAAAACACCACTGTTATCTAAAGAAATCATGGTATAAAAAATTTAATAGTTTAAATAATTAGTTTTTTGCAGCTTCGGGCCAGAATTCTACACCGCTGAACCGGTTCTTCGGAGTAGTTCTTTTCTTTACCTCATTTTCAGTCTTCTCAGTTTTTTTACCGCCCAATTTATCAGCCAGGGAATTGGTAAGGCCTTCAATTGCATCAGTCAAATCTTTTTTGGTTACCGCATCTTTATTAGCAGCTGCCAGTGCAGTTTTAAATGAGGCATTTTCGCCAATGGTTTTTAACGCTTCTGTTACAGCAGTGTTAACCATTTCATTTACTTTGGTTTCATCAGGTGCTTCAGGAAGTTCTTTCAGCGCATCAGTAATATTTTTACTGAAATCAGAAAATGCGTTTTTAACAGTTACATCTTCTGTTTTATCCTTAAGGCCTAATTTCTCCATTAAGCTGCTGAAGCCATTTTGTATTGCTTCTGAAATTTTTGTGATGTCCATTGTATTGGAATTTTGTGTTGTGATAAAAGAATTATATACATTAAGCATGGCTGTATTTGAAAATAGCCAGTGCTCAGATTTTATTGAATTGGTAAGCTCTACTTTTGGCCCTTTGGCTTTTACAAAGCCTTTATTTTTTGCCTCTTCGGCGTCCATCCATGTTTCGGCTTTCATCATATTACCGATCACTGTAGAAGAAAGGCCAGTTTGGTTTACATAAAAATTAATGATGGTATCATTGAACTTTCGCATTGCTTTAACCTGGTTTTCCATCGAACTAACATCACCGTATGCAAAACCGCTTACTTCATGGATCATGAACAAACAATTTTCACTTAGTCGGCTGTTATTTCCCATTACCAGGTATGTAGCAGCTGATGCCACAATGCCGCGGCCTTCACGGTTAACAGTAACACCTTTGCCTTCCAGTTCAGTGAGGTAATCATGTATAGCCATTGCATCGCCAACATGGCCACCACCGGAATTAACAAAAAGATTTAGGGTTTTAACGTTGCCCGGAATTGATTCGCGGAAAGATTTGTAAGACACCGAAGTTTCGTCACCCCAAAACTGTTTGTACATCTCCAACGTTGGCGAATCAACGATGTATCCATCCACATGGATATCAACAGAATCTTCGTTCTGATTGGTGATGGAAAAATTGAAAACAGATAATTGGGGAGATTTCATGCACCAAAGATGGACATGATTTTCAATAAAGTAAATTATCTATTTACTTTCTGTGTTAACACTTAACACACTTTTCGGACCTGGTACGTACTTGCATTTTAGAAATTGCAAGCTTATTTGCGATTTGAGTTAATGATTTTCCTTGTGATTTTAGAATGCAAACTTTGGCTGCGATGATCGCATCTTCTCCAACGACATCCACAAATGTAGCCCAGTCAACCATTGCCAGTTGCTGAAGATCTTTATCAAGTTGGGTATAGTATTTATCTTGATTTCCTATCATTAAAGTGCGGTATTTGTTACAGAGGCTTGGTTATATGCATTTGCCTGAATAGTTGCAGAATCATTCAATGTGTAAGTTGTTTGTGAATGATTGAATCCTTTTATAATGCCGTGGCTGTTATCATTTCCGGTATACTCTGCAGTAACTCTATCGCTTAAAATTAGCTGGGCAAAAGAATTATCATTTACAGCAACACTAACATTTGAATCTTGTGTTCCTTCGACATTTGCATTCGAGAATGAAGATATCGACATAATAAGATGAGAGGAATCAAAGGCTTTCACATCTGCATAAGAGTTGTCGCCAATGTTCAAAGTAAGTGATACAGCGCCCATCACTGCAATTTTGCATTTATTATTGCCGTTTAGTGTTACGGTAGGGCTACCCGTTTTTAAATAGTAAACATCGGTTGTTGGATTAGTAAGATTCTCTCCGCCTTTATAAATTCCATACGGGTTGAGTTCACTATCCAAAAATTCATTCAGCAATGTATCATCTACAACGCCGGCCTGGTAACACCAGATAAATAATTGAGATACTGCCGCAAGCAAACCATTGCGATCTGTGGCGATGAGTGCTGCTTGATATGCCGGGCAAAGTTCTAATGATTTTGCCCGGGTAAGTACTTCTGTTTTTAAGTCTGCGAATGTCATATAGTTCCAATTGCCGAAGCTTTTTTACGTTTGTCATTTGTATCATCAATTTCTTTTGCTGATACATGAACTTTAATATTTTTTATTTGCTTACTGGTTTCATTCACCTGCCTGTTTGTTTCGGCGATCATTCCCATAAGGGCATTAATTTTGTCCTGGCCATTGGATGAATTATTATTTGGTAATAGAAAGGATGCTGAGTTATACGGTGGCTGTAAATTATCTCCTAAATTAAAATCACCAAGGCCTGTGTAACCACCATCAGCGAAACCAGGTACACCGAGTTTGCTAAAGAATGCGGCGCCGCCAGCTTTACGCTGTTGTTGCTCATTTAGAATAACTTCACCTGTTTTAACTGTTGCATAAATATTATCGCCATTCCTTTGTATGGGAATATTAGGCCGGTTACCAATACGTCCATTGCCCACTGGTTCAGGCTGAACCATACCGCCTTCTGCAAACTTTTGACTTTGTATCTGTGAGCGTTGTAATAAATATGCTATAGTTAATCCAGCAACAGGGATAAGAGAAAATGGGAATGGGTATGTAGCCAGTGTTTTTATTACAGCTAAGCCGAAATCAATTGTTGCTTGTTTGAGCGCAATTTGCTTTTTTTCTTCACTTGCTTTTTTCTCAGCTGCTTTACGTTTTTCATCGAACTGGGCCCGGATACTTTCCTTTTCTCCTTCAGACTGTGCAGTATTTTCCACTTGCTGCTGCTCAATATTCAACCGGTCCAGTGTGGTTTGCTTTTCATCATCAACCTGCTGCTTCTTATTGTCAAAGTACGCTTGCTTTGCATCATTGATAGCACCCTTGATAGTTTCTGCGGCAGCAGTGAATGCATCGCTGAGATCCTTTTTGTTTTCTTCTTTGCTGCGCTTTACTCCTTTAAAGAAATCAGTTAGATTGTGTAATGCATCTTTAAAACCATTGTTCAGCTTTTGCAAAAAAGTAAGTTCTTCTGCTGTTGAATTTTTAATTACAGCAAGTTCAGCCAGTTTCAATTTTTTTCTGGCTTCACTTACTTCAACTTCCGTGGCTAAGCCTTTCCTTAATCCTGCTTCTTTTTCTTCAAGAGCAATTTTTGCATCAGCAACTTCCTGTGCGAGCAAAAGTTTAGTTTCTTCCCTTTCAATTCTTTTTATTTGTATTGCCTGCTGATTGGGAGTCAGCTTATCATTGCTTAGCACATTGATAGTACGCTCTGCAGCATTAGTGCGGGCTTCATTTTGCAGTTTTGTAAATGATTCTTCCTGCAAACGCAATTGCTCATCATACGATTCTTTGAAGATATCATATTGGAGTTTGGCCAACTCTTTATTGATTTCCAGAATTGCATCACGTCGCTTTTTTTCATTTGCTTCCGAATTCTGGCCGTAAGTAATTTCCAGCTGTGCAGCTTTTGCATTGGCATCTGTTTGCAAAACTAATATGCTGGATAAATATTTTTCCCGTGCCTGGAGTTTTTCCAAATTCGTTTTTGTGGGATCATCATTTACTTTATCGAATGCCTGTTGTGCAGGTTTCTTCGCATCATCCAAATTACGGTCGAGCTGCTTAGATTTTATTTCAAAAATCTTTTTATTGGTTTCCTGTTCCTGCTCAATTTTATACAATTTGAGTTCTGCGATCGTTTTTCTTTCCTCTGCATTTTTACCTTTAATAAGTTTGAGCTTTGCATCTGCAGCATCAGTATTTATTTTTAACACAGAAGTGAGGTATTGCACTTCATCAATTTGCAATTGTGAGAAAAGAAGTTTTTGTTTGGCCAATAATTCATCACGTACAGCATCAATATCTTTGAAAAGATCTTTTTGTTCGCCACTTAATTTTGATCCGCTATTGGCTTTGCCTTTTTTGGGGTTTAAAATATCCTGCACCTTTTGTTGAAGTGCATCCAACTCCTGGTATTCTTTTGAAATCAGTGCTGTTCCTTTCTTTTGATCTTGGATATCTTTTAATAAATTGGAAAATTGTTCCTCAGTTCCTTTATTATTTATCAATTGTTTATATTGATCGAATACAGAGCCGGCAGATGCAGCAGCAGCTGTTGGACCACCACCAGTTGCAACGGTGCTGTTTAGATTTTTATATTTTTCCTTTACGATGTTCGTTGTTGCATCAATTTCTATCGCAAGAGTTGCACGTTGTGCCTTTATTACCTGCAATGCTTCATCAGCTGCACTACCACCAGTGAATAGATCTGTAACAGAAGCAGTGAATGCAAAATTCTTTCTGGCCTTTCCAACAAAATCTTTTTCTTCCGGACTTAAATCTTCCAAGTCGGTGCCCTTTTTTGTAGAAACACGTTGCTGCAATTTGCTTTCCAGTAATCCCAGTTTAAGATCTTCTTTTATTTTTTCGGATTGTATTGCAGAAGCAGCTTCAAAAGCAGCTTTTTGTTTTAACGATTCAATATAATCGTTTAATAACTTCGTACCCTCTGCGGTGGCAGCATTCTCCAAAGTCAATCCTTCCAGGTATTTACCACCAATGGCATGCAGTTCTTCCAATGCTTTTTTCCTTACATCCAAACTTGCTGAATTATCCCTTATAACAGCAGTTAGGTTAGCTAATTTTACAATTTGGTCACCAGTCTGATCAATGACACGCTGGGCAATATCAGCATTTATTTTATCCTGTATTGCTTTTTGACGAAGGCTTGCAGTAGTACCATTGATAGAATGACCAAGTGCTACAAATGAAGCGCCCAGCAATCCAACAATAGTCAGAATAAGTCCTAATGGTGATGCCTTTATTACTGTATTGAAAATTGTTGCTGCATAAGTTGCAAGAGTGTATGCTCCAGTCAATAAACCAAGGCTAAGGGAATAAGCAGTATTCAAGACTGTTAGTACTGCATAAATGCCACGATAGATTAACAACCGAGTATTATATAAAAATAATTCTGCGTTTAATAATGCCAATTGAGAATTCTGTACAACCCAACCTGCAGCAAGCACTGCTCCCAGTGTAATCAATAATGGAAGATTGCCAAGGATAAAAGTAATTACACCGGCAATAGCCGCGAGCGTTACTTTAAATGCTGTGCTGTTTGCGGCATCCGCAAATTTCTTACTGATTTTATCCAGGCTTGCAGCTAAGTTTTCATTCTTGGCGGTAAAGGCAGTAGTAATATTAGATGTATCGCCGTAAGCAGTGGCCGCGCTTTTAATACTAGCACGAAATTGATCTGCTTTAGAACCCAATACTCCGATTATGGAAGCAACACGGCCATTGCCTAATGAACTGTCTTTAAATGATGCTTCAAATTCCTCCACACTTCCTTTCCCCTGTACTAATCCCTGTGATACTTTTATAAGTGCTTCTGCGGGATTACTATTAAGTAAATCCGAAAATGCTTTTTGTGTAATGCCAGCAATCGCCGCATATTTTTCTGTATCACTGGCCAGCTTTGGAATAATTCTTACGAGTGAAGTGGAGGAAACCTCTGCAGATTGTCCGAATTGTTCAAAACCAGATGCAAGGCCCAATACCGATGGTAATGAAATATCGAATGTTCCTTTTAAACCAGCCATTCGCTTTGAAAAATCATTTAGGAACGGAACACTGGCCACGGATTCATTGGCTAATGTTCTAACGGCGTTACCTACCCGTAAAAGATTATCACCTGTAACCTTATCGCTTCCTTCAAAAATATTTATTAGCTTAACCAGGCTTTCTGTTCCCTGCTCAACGTCTCCAAAATCTTTACCGAATGCAATTTTAATTTGATCGAGCGCCTGAGTAACACCAACTAAATTCTGTTCACTAACACCTGCCTTTGCAGCAATGTTGGCAATATCTTCCAGCACATTTAATTTCGTGCGCGTATTAAGTTTTGCCAGCTGATCAACCAGGTTCTTTGCACCACCTGCAGATTTTCCCAGTTCCACTTCCAGGTTAGAAGTTTGATCACTCAATTCTTTTGTTGTATCAATGCTGCCAATTACACCCTGCAACACTGCCTGAAATCCAACATATCCGGCAGCAACTTGTGCAACCTGGCTTTTTACATTCTTAAATCCATTATTGAGGCTTTCCGTTATCTGGCTACCAATGCTACCAGTTTCATGCAATGCTGAATTGATATTTAACAACGACTTTTGTAATTGCTGCTGGTGTTCAATATTCAGGCGCAATTCGGAATCGATTTTACTAAATGCGGCATCCCCGCTTTCACCAGCAGTCCTTAATTGACTTGCCAGTTTTTGGCTATCGTCTTTCAATTGGCTCAGCTCGTTATGGATATCATCACGCTGTTTCTTTATCACATCCGATAAGCCCAATTGTTTAAAGGCATTGATGATACCAGATTTATATTCACCAACTAATGTACCATCGGGTGACAGTGATCTGTTGAATGCATCCACTTTCGCCTTTGCCTCAGTAGCACTTAATTTTACCTGTTCAAAAAGAGGTGATGTAGATGGTGTAAGACGATATAATTCCAATGCAGCTTTCTGGGCCTGCAGTAATGCATAATAATTTCCTTCCTGTGCTTTTAATCCTTGTGCTGTTTTCGCATCCTGCTTTTGTTTTCTATCTTCAGCAGCAATCAACCGGTCCAATTCCTTTTCCTGATCAATGAGTGATTTGGTACGTATGGCATCAGCTGCTGCAAGGTCTTTATCCGCTTTCGCCTGCAGAGCAGCTTCTTTTGCAGATTTTTCCCTTTGCACAGATATATTTTTCATCTGTGCTTCCAATTCTTTTAACCTGGCAGTAAGATCCTTTATGCCTTCAGTATCACCGGCAGTGGTTTTTTGTTTCAGTGAATCATTAAGCTTTTTCTTTACCGCATCCATTTTAGTGAATGCTTCGGTCAATGCCTTTACCTTGGTTATGCTATCATCATAACCGGCTATTTTGAGGTCATAGACTCTATTTAGTAATGTTGTATCTGCCATAGTTTTACGTTGTGGGTATATCGGTAATTAAACATTTCAAGGGCGCATATTTTAAATCCAGGCTATTGGTAGCCGGTGTGGTACCATTGATGATTGTATCAGCCGCCGGATAAGTATTATTGGCATCAACTAATTCTATTGGTGCCCATCGCCTCATTAAACATGCAGTACTGGCTTCAAGCAATGGCTGGTAATTTTTTATTTCTATCAATTCCCAGCGCTGGCCATTATAACTTTTATATTCCTGGTGTAACTGCCCCGCCACATCAATATTTTTTAATCTAAACCAGCAGTTATACCATTGGCCATTACGAATTATGGCCAGGCGTTGCCAATAAAATCTTTTTAGCAATCCTTTACCGATGATAAAACCTGAACCACTTTTTATTTTTTCATCGGAGTAAGATAGTATGGGATCATTCTCACCACCGTCTTTATAATTTACAGAGAACATGAATGGAAAAGTTGTTAGCACATCACCGTCAAATTTCCATCCACCTGCACCGGAAATGTTGCCCTTGTAAAAACATGACTTTGGCGTGAAAGTATTGGCGGCTTCATTATTTGAAGTGTTGCTAACATTTTCAGGTATCATCGCAACCATTTGCGGCGATACGCCGGTGATAGATTTCCACTGATCTAATTCGTAGTGCATGGTTGCAGCAAAGAAGCGATTCTCCACTTGGCGCTTACCGCTTTTAAATCTTTCCGGCAATACATATTTACCGCATGCCAAAATATTCACGTTGCGGTCCTGGATCACTTTTAAAATACCATCATTGTTATCATCCTTATATTTAAAAATGAGTTCCCGTTCATAAGCACTGTAGTTATCCATCTGCCACTGTTTACTTAGATCAGCTTTTCCATTCCAATCAATGAAATCATTCTTAAAATAACCCGGCTTGTCTTTTACGCCAAGATTATTATTTAACGAATGTTGATGTGTAGGTTCAATAACAACAACTTTATTAATTGAATCAGTATTAATGGACCAGTTGAATTCATCTATTAACCCACGGAGATAATCCATGAACTTATATTTCTTTAGCCCTGTATAGTTTTGGAAGTCAATTGTGCCACCCAACGGAATGCGGAAAAAATCAAGTTTAAATTCCAGCACATTTGCCGTACAGTTAGATCTTCCTGCTTTGGACCTGAATGTATGCAAATAGATCTTAGCAGTAATGATGGTACCAGCGCCTGAGTTATCTGTTTCATTTACTTGTACCGTACCAAATAATTCATGTACGCCCGTCTCAGTTCTTACCCCGATCGTTGGCGCTGATATAGAATAAACCTCATTACCATTGACATTATACGCACCGGTTCCACCATCGAACATTACGCCATTTTTAAACCACTGCACACGCATTTCACAATCGCTGTTATCGGCAACAGTAGAATCTACGCTAATAGAAATGCCGAACGTTGCATTTAAAATTCCATAGTGCGGTACTTTATACTGCCATGTCATTTCAAATGTTGAGGTATTGTAACTATAGTCATTGTTATTATCGAATGCCCCCAGCGTGCTATCATTGCTTACATTCAAATCCCAAATAAAAGAATGACTGCCTAGTGGACTATCATATTCCACATCAGCGATACTTTTTGCTAAAAAATTATGTACACTGAGCCTGGTACCGTCACTGTCCAAAAAATTACCCCATGTCCATGGCATTACTTGTCTGCGGAAATATGGTGAATCCAAAAAAGTTGATTTTATTTTATAGCCTACAGATTTGAATGCCCAGAACAATATCCAGTATTTGCTTAGTGCTGGCTTCATATACTCCGGCAGCATGTTATCATCTACATACACACTGGCACCATTACTGTCGATCGAATAACCTCCCATTGGCAACCGGTATTTTACCGGGGCAAAAACATAAGGCAATGTTTCATCAGTTCCATCAAAGGCCCAGCTATTTACAATATTGGATTTAGTGAAAATGAAATTTATCCTGCTTAAAAAATCGAATAGAGTTTTTTCCTGCAGGTCAACCTTCCAATCAGCATTATCCCCGAAAATATTATAATCGTAGTCAATGGGTTTATCATTGTGTGTTGCTGAAGTAAGAAAAGCTTTACCGTTTAATATTTCAAATCCGTTAGATTCTATAACGCACTGTTGGTTACCACGGAAAACCTGGTCAGTAGTTAGATCAGCAACATCAGCATTGCGGAAAGTGTTAGCTGATTGATCATTTATTAAAGTAGCAGGTATCTTAATACCAAAGGCCTCAGCTGATTTTTTATCCTGGAAATTATCCGGATCTTCCAACGCATAATTTATTGATAAAGGCAACTGCTCCGGGTCTGTAACCTGAACGCTGAAATCACCGATCGATATTTTTAAATATTTACTGGGCATTAGTTACGTATTGTAGAATTTTCATTTGAAAATTTAAACTTTATAGAAAATTGATAATCGTATTCCGTTTCAGTTTTCAATTTTTTAAATTTATCAGCAATAATTACAATGGGTATATAATTATCTGATTGCCCTTCTTTTCCTATCCATTCCATAAAAGCCTTTGGTGAATCTTTGCATTCCTGTAACCATGATAATTCAGCCACAAGGCATTTGCAACTTACTTCATAAGTATCGTTGCTTTTTACATTAAACCTTTCAATGCCGGTATCTGTTTTTGCAAGAGGGAAAGGCAAGGAATTTTGGAACTCTGATGATGTATCCTCATGTGTAATATCTACTATTGGAAAATCAACTGCATCATAGCCACCTAAATAATTTAAAAAATGTACCCGTACGCATTCCTCGTTATTACAGCACGCCATTTTATTTATTGGTGAGGTTGCCACAATGGTACCATTGTTATCAAAGACCTGCACATAATATTCTTTCACCTGGCTGAAATCTAACCCGGGAAAAATAGGCGCCAAATTCTTTGGCCCGTTAGGTATTAAAAAAACTCCTGTTGCCATTTTATAAATTTTAATCTGTGTTAATGACCCAGCCTTTTGTTGTGGTCAATGAAGTATAAGCAGTAACACCAGCACCGATTGGTGGCGCCGCCGGTGTTTGGATATTCATAGCTCCATAACCGTTTATTGCTCCTGATGCATCAAGGGCAACTAATATATTGTTGATATCAGCTGTAGCAATTTCATTGTTCTGGATATGGAAGTGACCGATATTTGTCATTGCCGCAACTCCGAGAACATTAGTAATATGGTTGCCATATAATTCAATGTAAGTAAGCAGTGGATTATTACTTAGATCTACCACGCCACCTCCACTTGCTACACTGCTTACAATCTGTAAAAGATTTAATTGCGGGTTATTAGTAAAGTCAGGTATGGCAGCCAAGTTAGGAGAAAGCAGTTTAAAGCTTTGTAAGTTCACCAATGGCGATAACGAAGGAACTGTTGCAACATAACTGTTGATCAAATTTATTTCAACAAGTGTGAATGGCCACGCAGTAACGGCTGTAACCTTTCTGAATGGACCAAACTTATTGCCTATATTAAAAATGGTTGTTGTTGAATCATAGAATTTAACTGTGTAATTTCCTGATGCTGCATAAGTGTGCGTGAGCAAAGTATCGACTGTTCCATCACCCCAATCTACTTCTGTAAACGTACCGTTCAACGTACCAGTAAGATCAACTGATTCCGCAGCATCTTTATCCCATGCAAATATGAGGTTAGCATTATCACCAAGGCAATTGGTTCTTTTCTGGAATGTAGATTGCCCTTTCAGTTTATACCAGATACGCAAACAGCTTAGGGTATTGGCGCCTATGTAAAGAATGGGGAAAGTATCTGATTTGTCAATCGACACTTTATAATTTTCCATACGATGGCTTAAAGGAAATGTGTCAGAAGTCCAAGTGCGTTTTTTATAACTGTTCAGGTGCAGGTCTAATTGCTGATTGTTTTCATGCTGCAGAACTGAATTGATAACGAAGAAAGAATTTGATACTGTACCCGTTCCTGCAACAGGTGCGATCATTCCAGTTCCCTGGACCGGGGCTGTATCTTCTGGGGAAATAAAACCATTACTATCGAAACCGCTGGATCGAAACTTACAATAAACAACTGCGGATACACCCGAAGCCGCATATATGGTTGTCTGGCCATTGGATGCCAAAACTTTCTTTAATACTTCCTGGCATGGATCCTGAATATCAAATTGCCAGTCACTATTATCAGTATTTAAAATGGTGCACTGTGTTTTCTGAACTGACTTATAAAATACATCATTCACATACACATCACAATAAACAACCGGTGGTGCTATTACATCGGCAATTAAAGTTCCGTTGAGACTAATATTTATACCGTAGTAAACACCTGGCGTTAATCCTCCGCCTACTTGAATGGTTACGATATTTCCTGCACTAATTACTATAGATGAAATTGTATAAGTGCCGTTGATGGCTGTGGCACCTGCAAAAGTGATTGATGTTAATCCACCGGCTGCAAATGGTGTTGTATCCTTTGCATAGAAAACGGCTTTACCATCAAGGCCCACCACTATATCATAATAGCGTGGAGCTGTAACATTGTTTACTCTTACCGTCAACATAATTGGCCGGTAAGCTGCTGCAAGGCCGTTAGAGGCAGGTTGGTTTAAAATGGATATTATTGGCATTGTTATTTATTTAGCCTCTGTATAAGGGAATATTTCCGGAGTGTACAAAACAATATCATCATTTACATTGAAGGGCATTTTTTCGCCTTTAACTAACCACATGCCCGACTGAACAATACCAATAGTTTCGGCTTTGCCTATTAGGTATATTACATTATCAACTGCTTCAAGGGTATTGCCGACGCTTTCGCAAAATTTTTGTACCTCTAAAATATTTTCGCCATGATCCTGTACTTGTATTGCTTCAACTGGTTTTAAAGTGTATAGCATGATTTTTAATTTTAATTGTTATTTATTGAATAGTTCCGAGTAATGTTTTTCCACGTAAATCTTTTGCTGATTTTCTATTTCATCAAGAGCTCTTTGCGTTATAGGATCGTTAACGAATGTAAAATGACCATCACTTAAAATGCCTTGAACAGAAGATCTGCGTTCAATAATATCACAGGTCATTTTATTAAACAGCCTAATTTTTGGATCATTTAAGTACTGTTGATGTAATCTTTTTAACTTATGGTCCGGAATAATTGCTTGCCCAGAGCTGCAATCAGTTTTAAATGCTTTTATGTTACAAGTATTCATATAGTTCCATTTTCTAAAGATGATGATTGGTTATCCAATTGGCTGATCACTGTTTCATCAACCATTGTTATATAACGATTTTGGTTTTTCAAAAAGGTATCAAGAACAACATCTGTCCTATCCCCTGTTTTTGAATATTGGTAACTGTTTTTTGTCGGCATACCTTCTTTTCCCTGCTTTTTTAAAATAAGTAATGCAACCTGCAATGCTTTCTTACCGGTATAGCCCATACGCAATTGAACGTACTTAGCCATTTCATTTATAGAGTCAGCACTGAAATCAATTTGGTTTGGCTGTAGCCCTGTTTCTAACTTTTCAATATAATCAAGCGCCTTAGCAGTTAAGATAATATTGCCGCCCTCATCAACGACATAGCCCTGCAATGATTTTTCCAAAGCTCCTGTAAGGCTATGGCCCTGCAATGCCAGTTCTTTGATGATGTCATCAACAATTTGCTGATTGACGTTTGAAAATATGTTTGTGTTATTTGCCATTTTCCAGTTCAATTAAAAAGGGTTGCATCTTCCGGAAGTTGTCTAAAATATTCTGCCGGCATTTAAAACAATTCCAGTCTTCAAACTCACCTTGCGCATCAATAAATTCTTCGTAAACATCAAACAGGTACTCCATTGGTGTACCTGTATTAACTGTGTTCACTGCTTTTTCAATAAACTTCTCTTCCAATATTATTTTCCTAACCCGTGGTGGTATGCACTCTGCCAATACTTTGTTATAATCCATACTAATGTTCAATGTTTAATGGTGGAATATCCAGGGTATCTAACACACCGGCATCATAATCTTTCAATTCGCAAGCATCAGTTCTTAGGAAGGCAGTAAAATTCACTGCTGCACCATTCAAACGATCATTATTAAATTTTGTAATCCTCACAATCTGTGCCCTTTCAAATTCTATATTCAATAATGTCTTTATTGGAACTGTACCAACAAGTTTTTTTAAAATTACCAACCGCAGTAACTCAATAAAATCAGCTGCACATTGCTTCATATCACTCCAGTCATACCATGGGTGCTGGCCGCTGGTATTGGTATCACGATCAATCTTCTTAATTTGATTGGTACCGGTTTGGAATGCTGTGGTTAAGAAGAATAGGCTGAAATAAAACTCTTCCCACTTCTGCCCATTAATTTTTGTAAACCGGCTGCCAGGTGTAAGACATACACAGATGGGATATTTCTGTGTATCCGCCAGCTGACCATATGCCGGGTCTTTTAAAAATTGATCCAGGTTGTTGGTATTTAGATCATGGCCATAATTGGGCGATACATGGTACCGCCCTTTAATTATTTTTGATTTGCTCAATATCTCTTTGAACAAACCTTTATCACGATCGTATAAAAACAGTTCATCTATCATGGCATTGCAATTAATTTGCTTTTATCAGGCATGTCCTGAGTCAGTTCAAATTCCGTTATTACTTTTTTGCGTATTGGTACTACCAACTCTTCCCAACGCTGGCCCACTGCATTATTCTTTTGCAGAAAATCACACCATAATTCCGCTGTCATGCCCATATTATAAGGGCTTACAGCTTCCACGTTATTACATAATGCCATCACAACATTCATGTTAATACCATGTGTGTCTGTTTTAAACAACAATGGGTATTTATCTACCGGCACGTTCAGCTGTACGATACTGGAGTAGTCCAGCGCTTTTAATACAACCGGGTGCCATTCCCGTAATTCATTTGTCCAACTCATTGTCATTTTGTCGAGTTCATCATTTAACCTTTGTGCAAACTCTCTTTGTTGCTGCGGATTTAATTTCATAAAATTGTTTTTAGTTAATTTGATTGTTTAAAATGTATTTCTACCAGCCGACAGATATTGGCGATTTCATTATACTGGCTTTCCTCACATTTAACTTTTATTGTAGAGGTGTCCTTTGTAAAAGGAACAATTGTAAAATCGGTTAATCCTTTTGCTGTAAGTTCTTTTTTGAACTTTTCCAGTTTATAATTATCGGCAACTATACCTGCTGTTTTCATGATCCAACTTTTTCATTTGTTCCTTCCCATACAAATTCTTCTACTGCTAAATGTTTTTGACAAGAGCAGCAATAAGTAGCGCCATAAAATTTGGGATCACGTGCATAAGTTTCCGCTAATGCCTGGCCCATTGTAGTTACAGTTTTGCAACCATTACCAACATCAGCAAGTTGCTTTTCAGTCCAAAAACGCCCTATTACAGCACGTTCGAAACCTTTCGGGAATTCTTCGAATTTCACATATCCCCAATTGGCGTAACGCTCCTGTTCTTCTTCTGTTAAATCTCTTAAAGGGAATTGCGGCCCACCGGTACCTACGTGTTTATACGATCGACGAACTGGGCGAACAAAGCCCTTTGCTCTTTCTTCCTCTGACAGAATTAAATAAACCTCGTGCTGTGGAATTTGCTTTTCATCAATTCCCTTTCCGAGTCTTGCATCATTGGGATCAGTTGTGTAACTCATGTATTTTATTTTGTGTCGTAAGCTAATTTTATTGCCACATCCAGATCTTTCTTCTCACTGGCAAACGTGAGTACTTTATAAGCCTTTGTATTTTTAGCACACTCAATGCTATCTAAACCACTTCCAGGTACATCAAATACTTTTGTTTCAGCCATGGTGGATAGAAAATTTATCCAACCCCATTCCTCATAATGCCTTATCAATTCAGGCTTGCTGTCTCCACCTCCGGACTTTCCGAAGACACTAAAGTTTCCATCCAGATAAGAGCAGAGCTGGTCAAAAAAAAAGCTACCCGAAGGGCGTAGTCAAGCGGCAGCTCATTCATTAGATTCATTCGTTCACCATCCAGCTGGACCAACTCATCGGAAAACCTTTCACCCTTTTTTCGAAAGAAGATTGCACACAAGTAAGGCATGGCATCCCATTTACCTTTGGATAGTTTATGTATCTGTCGCATTATTTCCCGTGAGGTGATTATCTCATTAAAAGTCATCTCACTGGCAGGGTTAACGGTAAAATTTTGAATTGTCCAAATCTCATCCCTCCAATCAAAGTCAGAGGGATAAGATTGAACAGCCTCCATAGATTCTTTCAATAGATATCTAAAGACGCGATATTGGTTTAAAAGCGGTTGTATGTATGGCTGCTCTTTTACTTCAAACAAATCAGCACCGGTAAAAAAAGAATACCAGGCCAATGCTTCATTGTTAAGATGATCATCCAAATCCATCTGAAGAAATAACGAAGCATCGGTATCATCAATTTCAAGAAACTCTTCAGCCTTGATCTTTTTGTAATCCCTTTTCAATATTTCATTCAGCTGCACGTCCAGCTCCCGGCCAAACATTTCATAGTATTCAACATACTTGCCCAGCGTGATGGACGAAACATCAAATGGCACATCGAATTTGATATTGTTTACAAATACATCCATTATGCGTCGATGGCTTTTTGTTTCTTGATGGCCTCTTTAATTTGGTTAACAAACTTTTGATCAATCTTTTTGGGATTTACATCAGTCACCGGTAAGCCTGCTTTCTTGGCCACGGCACGTACTTCGATATCAGGAATTTTATCTAATATCTGGTCCATTTCCATGTCATTGAATTTATCATACAATGCATCCCTTTTGTTTCTTAACTCAGTGATAGCAGGATCTTCTTTTTTGCCGCCGTCATTTTCTGACCCGGATGCGGGAAGTTGCTTTTCCTTTATGGCCTGTTTAATGGATTCAACAAAATCAGGTTTAGCCTGTTCAGGAATAACATCGTAATCAACACCCGCCAAATCAGCAACTGCATAAATATCTTCAACGGAAATAGTACTGATGATATCTTCAACAGATGCCAGGATGAAACGATTGTAAAGTTCTTTTGCCTTCTCACCCATTTCAACTTCGTTTATTTCATCACTGTTGGTAATGGATTCTATCTTGGCCGGCTTTTCACCAATTACTTTACCAAAAAGTTTTTTGATGGGCTGTGAATGATCTACTACTTCGTTGTTTTCATCATCAGGCAAGTCGATGCCCAATTGAATACTCAGTGCAGCAATATTCCTTTTCATGTCCATCATTGTTTTTTGTTTGAGCCATACAGCGTCAGGGTGCATTTGTATCAACTCCAGTTTAGAGTAGGCATCTTTCAGCACCTGTAAAATGGCATTAGATTCTTTCGCAAAAGGATTGTTCATAAGAAAATTTTTCGTTTAAAATATATTTAGTTGAAGAAAGTGGAGTAAAAGTAAATAAATAATTTACTATTTATTTATGTTTATCACAAAATTTATGTACAATATGTGCATTACAGCTTATCCAGGATTGAACCTGTTGCATTCCCAGTAACAATTACACCTGACTTAAATTCAAAATAAACACGCAGCGACATGCCATCGCCAAAGTCAGGAGACCGGCCTTTCAATATTATTTTCTGTTCTTCTTTACTGTTGATTTGCTTTTTACCATCTTCATCCTTTTCTTTTTTCTTGATGGCCCGAAGATCTTGTTTAATCAAATCCCGCACATCATACATCTTGCCTTTCAGTTTTATCTTCACACCGAACTGGCCATCGATTACAACATTCTCATTACTGAGTGGTAGTGCAACTTCGTCATTGTTTACTTTATCAGCAAAGCGGTAATAGAATTGAGTCTTTAGGTTTTTATAAAATTCTTTTATACCTGTGCCTGGCTCTTCCATAACATGACCACCGCCACTGAAACCAATATAACGGCCAAGCTTCACCACACCACCGCCTACACCATCCTGATCAACGATAACCTTTCCCTTTGGTATGTCATAACGTTTGCGCTCTTCTTCAATTTTATCAACTGTTTCCTGTGCATCGGATTTTGTGAGGATGATTAGCTTCACCACCTTCCAGCCATACCAAACGAATATAGTGCATAGGTCATTACCGAAGCGTGCAGCATCACAAGTGATATAACGTTGGTTGGTATTAGATGGGTAAGTATTAGTGAAAAGATTCTGAATAGACATGGCCATGAATATGCACAAAGGATCTATTCTTATTTTCCAGTTACCACCCAATAGCCTGGCCTTCTCCACTTCATCCAGCGCCATAAGGTTACCAAGATACTCCGGGTTTTTCTCCATCAACTTTTTGTTATCGAAAATTGAACCTGGAATAAATGTGATGGACTTGATAAGATCTTCAGGATTTATTTTAGCAAACAATGGATTGCTGAAAATGTGATCACATTTATTTATCACTTCTTCCTTGGTATCGCCCCATACATATTCATCATTATCCACAAGAAAATAACGAACTACACCAATGCGCTCTGGTATCGGGTAACCATAGCGTGGGTTTATTTCACC